ATCTGGTGCAGTCCAAATACTCGTCAGATTCTGGCGGGAACAACTTTCAGTTTAGAAAATATCGTGGATCAATAGGAGCGGCCGCCGTCGTTCAGAACGGAGACGTTCTTGGTTCCTTCGACTCTTTTGGTTACGACGGTACGAATATCGTTTATGCAACGCAAATCAGTTCTGTTGTAGACGGAACTCCCGGCACCAACGATATGCCGGGTCGTCTGGTGTTCTCCACTACGGCTGATGGTGCATCCTCTCCAACTGAACGGATGCGTATTGATAGCGCTGGAACAGTTACGTTTAGAAACGATTACATTGAAACTCCTGTAACTGCTAACACTGGCACAGCGTACACAATCAACATTGCTAACGGCACCGTGCAGATTCTCACGCTCACCGGCAACTGCACATTCACGTTCCCAACCGCTACAGCAGGTAAGAGCTTTATCATGATCCTAAAGCAAGACGGCACTGGCTCACGCACGGTGACATGGCCGAGTGCTGTGAAGTGGCCTGCTGGTACGGCTCCTACGATCACCAGCACAGCAAGCAAGGCAGACAAGTATGTGTTCACAGCTGACGGTACTAACTGGCTGGGAAGCGTGGGCGGCCTCAATTATACGGTTTAAAATGAACGTATATTACACTTACTTGTTGATTGACCCTAGGAACAATCTTCCTTTTTATGTTGGAAAAGGAAAAGGTAATAGGTGTTATGCTCATAAAGATGAGGCAGTCTATTATAAGAATAGAAAATCTTTAAAACTATCAAAAATTAGAAGCATTTTAAAAGATGGTTTTGATCCGATAGTTAAGAAAGTTGAAGAAAACGTAAGCGATTCTAAAGCCATAGATTTTGAGTGTTTGCTTATCGCTGAATTAAAAGATTTAGGGGTTTCTTTGACAAATATGACAGAAGGTGGTGATGGTGTCTCTGGCTATAAACATACTGAAGAGCATAAAAAGCATATGTCTTCTTTGATGGTACATAGGGTGTTTTCTGAAGAAACAAAACAGAAGATGCGGAAGCCTAAATCAGAGCAAGGAAGAATAAACATAGCTAAAGCTCGAAAAGAAAGCACTTACAGGCCTTCTGAAGAAACTAAAAAGAAGATGTCAGATTCCCTAAAAGGAAGACCTTCAGCAATGAAAGGTAAGACACACTCTGAGGAAGCTAAGCTCAAAATGAGCAGGGCTCGAAAGGGTATTCCTAAACCTAAAATAGAATGTCCGCAATGCGCTAAATTAGTAGCTATAAACACAGCAAAGTACTGGCATTTTGACAACTGTAAGGAACGCAAAGATGTTTGCATCTAATACATCAAACTTACAAGAAGAAGCTAATTATATTGAGTCGGTCTTTTCCACCTACCTCTACACCGGCAACGGCTCTACCCAGACGATCAGCAACGGGATTGATCTTGCTGGCAAGGGCGGGCTTGTTTGGACGAAAACGAGAAACGTAGCAAACTCAAATTGGTTTATTGATACTGCTCGTGGCGGCACTCAACTTCTTCGCTCAAACACAACAGAAGCACAATTTACATCTGCTGGAACATCTATTACTTTTGGGTCAGGTTCGTATGCCGTTGGTAGCGGTGATCTAAACACTTCAACACAAACCGAAGTCTCCTGGACATTCCGCAAGCAGCCGAAGTTCTTTGATGTGGTGACGTATACGGGAGATGGCACAGCAAACCGAAACGTCGCTCATAGCCTTGGCAGCGCTCCCGGCTTTGTCATCATCAAGCGCACCAGCGGTCTTCAAACTGGTGTGTTGCTGCTCGACTGAACAGCGGCGATGCGTCTTTCATGATGCTCAACAGGACGGTTGCACAAACGTCCACGGCTTCATCTTGGTTTAACGGCACGACATTCAAAGTCGGCACATCTGACTGGCCGTCCAGCACTGGCTCGCCTGATTTCTTTGGCTACGACACCAATGGCACTGGTGACACCTACGTCGCCTACCTGTTCGCCCACAACGCAGGCGGCTTTGGCCTGACGGGTACGGACAATGTGATTTCGTGTGGGTCTTATACAGGTAACGGCTCTACGTCTGGGCCGACAATCAACCTGGGCTACGAGCCTCAGTGGGTTCTGATTAAGAATGCAACCACAGGCTCTACTGAGTGGATTCTGCTGGACAACATGAGAGGCATGCCTGTTACTGGCAACTCAATGTATCTGCGTCCTAACTCTTCAGGCGCTGAAGGCGGCTACGAGAACTTCATTGCACCGACTGCAACAGGGTTCCAAGTCAACTCTAACGACAGCTACATCAACTCAAGCAGCAACACCTACATCTACATCGCCATTCGCCGTGGCCCGATGAAGACGCCGACGACGGGGACGAGTGTGTTCAGTCCGAATGCAACAACAGCAAGTGGCGGAACTCCAATAACTACTGGAATGCCTGTTGATTTTCAAATTCAGGCGTATAGAACGGCGACAACGCCAAACAATTCTAGGGTTATGACAAGACTGACGGGTGTAAATAGCACTTTAGTCTATGCAACCTTCCCATACCTGCTTACATCAAGCGCGAGTGCAGAATCTTCACTGGGTAACGACGCTTACACTCTTGCTTGGGGCAACACCGGATTCCAGGTTCCTGCGGGTTTGGGCGGCGGGGATTCTGTTTATTGGAACTTTGGCCGCGCACCTAATTTTTGCGATGTTGTGTGCTACACAGGAAACGACGTATCTGGAACAAGTATTTCTCACAATCTTGGTGTGGTTCCAGAGTTGATGATCGTTAAAAGCCGAACAGTCGGCTCAAGCTGGTATGTTTATACAGCAACCACCGGCAACGCCAACACTTTGGTTGTGAACAGTACCGCGGCAAGTGCAGTTAGAAATGTATGGGGAAACACCACCCCTACGTCTTCTGTTTTTTATGTTGGTGCAACTGGCACTGGCACAAATAACAGTGGAGCAACCTACGTCGCCTACCTTTTTGCATCCTGCCCTGGCGTGAGCAAGGTTGGGAGCTACACAGGCACAGGAACTACGCTTCAGGTTGACTGCGGATTCACTGGTGGCGCTCGCTTTGTCCTGATTAAGCGCACCGACAGCACGGGCGCGTGGTACGTCTGGGACTCTGCACGAGGCATCGTGGCAGGCAATGATCCGTACCTGCTTCTCAACAGCACTGCGGCTGAAGTGACTTCGACTGATTACATCGACACCTACAGCGCTGGCTTTGAACTCAGCAGTACAGCACCTGCTGCAATCAACGCCTCTGGCGGTACATTCATTTACTTGGCAATCGCCTGATAGGAGTAAACATGGAGATTCGTATTCGAGATACAGGAGCAGTGGTGACGGAGCAAGAGTTCCGCGCCATGTTCCCCAACACAGGCTTCCCCGTCCAACTGACAGAGACCATCATCAACGACTTTGGCGGGGATGTGGTCTTTGAAGGGCCTCAAGCGTCTAATGGTGATCGTTATCAGTTCTCTATGCGTCAAGGCGTAGAAGAGATTCAAGGTAAATGGTACACCAAGTACGTATTAGGCCCTGTCTTCACCGACTACACTGACGAAGAAGGTGTCCTTCACACAGCCGCTGAGCAGGAAGCTGCTTATAAAGCTCAGAAGGATGCTGACCAAGCCAAAGCAGTCCGTGAAGATCGTAACAAGCGTCTTTCAGAGTCTGATTGGACTCAAGTGTTAGACGCTCCTGTGGATCAAACAGCTTGGGCAGCATATCGACAAGC